TCTTAGCCGTAGCTTTATCAGCGACTGTTATTCCTCGGAAACTTCCTTTGCTCGCGTACGAGCGGTATTGTGCTGCCATCTATTTAGTAATGGTATTGTTTGTGGGTGGGTGGATTGAATTTATTTATGAAGTAGTGGTTGTCGGCTTTTGTGGATCAGGTGTACCAAAGTCAATGTTTGATACTGCGTTAGCTACAGAACTCATGAAGTTACCAAAGCCTATCCAGCCTGCTCCTGCTGATACATTAGGTGCTCCACCAGGTGCTGGTGATTTAGTTTGATGGAAGATCTCTGGGAATATTGTTTCAGGTGTAGCATATGGTGCTGGTATCGGTGGTAGCTCATTATACTTCGGTGGTGGTGCCATACGTCTGTTATCTGCTGCCATATCTGCTCCATACCGTTCATGGTCAATCTTAAGAAGTGCAAGCTCATTAGCTCTAAGTGCACTATCCCATGCAGCTGCTGTCTTCCTTTCTCCTAATTCCGCTTCTCTACGTGCATATGTATAAGTATTGAAGTTCTCTCGTTGTTTGATATTAAATGCATGATCAGACTTAGTAGCTAAATCATTTAGAATTGCTTGGTTCTGTCCTGTAGCAGCGGCTACAGCTTGTAAGTTCTTTGCACTTGTTCTACCAGCTTGGCCTAATACTCTGACCTTAGCCTCAGCATCTAAACCTTTTAGCCAGCCTTCTAAACCTTTAAGTGCAAACTCACCACGCGCATCTATATGCTTATGTGTTATATCTTCTCTGGTAATATCAAAACGATCTCTGGCTTCACCAAAGTCCATCGCGATATCTTCATACTGGAATTGCAGCTCTTGCCTTGTGTCTAGCATCCAGTTATGCTGTTCCATCCTGGCAAGCTCAGCAGACATTGCATTATAGTCTAACTGCTTACCATACTGCGCTTCAGAGGCATTATATTCTTCTACCTTACTCTTATAATCATAATCCCTGATATATAACGCTCGATTATATTTATCTAGAGCTATTGCATCGGTGAGATCCCTTAGCTGCTTCTCATTCATCCTAGCAATATCTAGTTCATATTGCTGATAAGCTTCTCTCCTCTGCTGCTCATCCCACTGCCATTCCCATATCTCTTTAGCTGCTTTAGCTCTTGCATCTGCAGCGTCTTGTTCGGCATCGGCTTTTTTATTACCACCAATCCAGCTACTGATACCACCTAGTACAGCTGTTCCAGCAGTTATCCATCCAGCGAGATTCATCTGTAAACCAGATTCATTTAACTGTTGTTTCCAGAGCTGATCTGATCCAGGTAGTCCTATTTGATTCGTTTCATCATACATATATTAAGTCCTCTGGTAATAACGTGGTGAATATTGCCCTTCCCACATCATTGAGTTAAGTGAAGCAGGGAATGGTGAGTTGCTGAAAACTCTTAAGTTGAAATTATCAGTACGTTGATGTATCGGTATAGTAAACATACTTTCCTCTACTAGTGGTACATCATCCGCTAAGTATTGGTTGGCATCTTGTACTGGTTGTACATCGTACCAAGTGTCTGTAGTTATTTCAATCTTCTGAGCAGGTGTCGTAACATTAGCTACTGAAGAAGCTGCTGTTGGAGCAGTATTGAATGTAACTGTATCTGAGTTATCAATAGTAATACCATTCTCTACAGTTCTTGCTATTGAGTAAGCTGTAGAAGGCTGTAGAGCACCATCTAAAGTAACTCTAATACCATTCTCTTCTTTAAGTAGGAATGGCACCTTGAAGGATGTTGTAGTACCGTCTCCTGTAAACTCAGCTAACGGTCCTCGATACCCTTTACTCTTTAATTTGAAAGCTATGCCACTAGATGATCCTACTGCAAACTTCATCCGTGCGATAGTTAAGTTAGCTGAGTAATCAACTGCTTCATTCTTCTTGATGTAATAGGTTTTAGGTAACTCTACATCAAAATTATACTGATAACCTACGTAAACATCTGAAGCTGAGTTAGCAAAGTTTAACTTAGGTATTGAAAAATATGTTTCATTAGCATCATCTTGTAGTCTTTCAGGATTAACTGTAAAACCTGATTCAGTGACACCAGAACCTTTGATAAGAATAACAGGGTTGAGTTCTGTTAGATCAGGGTAAGGTAAATAGCATCTAGATTCATCTTTAGTTTCAATGGTTGCTGTAGCTTTAGCTCGTTCACCCATACATTCCCAATCTATAGCACCGTCTGAGACAACAGTACCGACTGTTACATGTGTTGGAGGTGTTGCACCAGATGTTACAGGAGTACCTGCTGTACCTGTTTGAGATTGATAAACATGGTCACCATTAAATACCTGAGCTTGTACTTCATATGGAGTTGCAGTTAACCACTGTTCACCAATAGTTACTGCAGGGACTGTTCTATAACCATTACCTATATTTGTAAAGGTTACTCCTGTTACGCTTGTACCGTTCCAGACAGCCGTAGCTGTAGCTGTTACTCCATCGAGATCACTCGGTGCTTCAATTGTTACTGTAGGAGGTACTGTATAACCACTATTATTGTTATTGTCTATCGTAATAGACTTTACTTCTCTACATTTAACTGAACTAGCAGGGTTAAACATATCCATATGTGGATTAACTTGTAAGCCATCATTGGTAACTACAATATCTTCTGCTGTAGACTTACTAATACTAGCTTTCAGTAGCAGTGTATTACTACCACTTAGTACAACTACCCACATAGTATCGTTATCAACTGTGCAGTATTGTATTTTTCCTGGTAGTTTCCACTCAAACCAAGACTGCATCAGCTGCTCTTCACCTACATTATAAACTCTATATAGATAAAGCCTATCTGAATCTCTACTAAAAAGACCAGTAAGTGAGTTTTGTGGACTAGAGAATAGACTGTCTATTGTTTCTGGTATCCACTGAGATACTGCTCTACTGATATCTTGAATAATTGGACTCTCTTCATACCCTCGTGTCTGCATACCGAATACACGTGAGTAACTAGGAGTCTTACTGACAAAGTTGATATTAGTTCCAACATCTACAGGGTCTATATTTGTATCCATCTCATAGTTAGAGATAGAACGAATGATTGCAGTGCCAGGTGTTAAAGGTCCATCAGATCCAGCAAACATCATGAACTGTTGATTCTTACTAAAGAGGATTAAACCCTGAGCAGTAGGTACTACTCCATGCAATACAGCTGGTCTAATACTTGAACAACTGAGATCAATAGGATCTGCAGATAGGCTAGTTAAAGCTGAAGTATAGTAAAAGTTATACCAATCCTGTGCTTGACTAAGGGATACATTATCTTTAGTTAGAAAACCTAACCTTGTATTATATAGGAAACATTGCTGAATAGTTGTAGGGTTATTGACATCAACAAATGAAGGATGTGAGTTTGTTGTATCATCTCCTACTAATCTATCTTTCCAATCAATACCTTGGTAATCAAATACATCTGGTTCTGGGTTGTAAAGCTCGTGAGGCATAGTAACATTTAGAAGTCCAGTAGATACGTTAGGATCAACTGTCTCCTCCCAGTGACCTGGGCCATGTCCACTACCTGCTTCTGCTATAAATTTAGCCCAATAAGCAGTGCCTGATTCTGCTGTATTAATGACTTTAATTAATCTATCATGAGCACATTGGTTAGGTAGATCAGTGATTACATTAACTTGCTCTTGGAATGATCCCATGTTCTGACCACCAGCATCATCAACTGTATCGAGAGTGAATGGGGAAGTACATTCTAATTCAATGGAAGATGGTAGAGCTGTTACAGTTAAACCGCTGATATTAAGAGCATTGATATTAGTTACTAGCTGAGCCATAATATCATCCGCATTCAGAACCTCAGTGGCAGTATGTGGATCTTCCATTAAGGTGATAAGGTCTGACGTTGTATTACCATTTATGGTTACATTATACTTAGAACCATATCTAACATGTTTTAACCGTACTGTACCTTTCTTATTACCAACATATGTGGGTGCTGTTTCAACAGTGATAGGTGTCGTCTTATTAGTAATAAGTGTAGTGTCCTGTACAGTCAGTACGTCGTAGTTGTGCTGAGGATTATCTGCTGCACCACCTGATGGCTGTAAGTAATGAGTAGCTAAGTTTGATAAAGTAAACTCTACATCTACTGCAGTACCAGCGTCTGCTGCTGTAACTTTTAAGGTATCATTAACAGCATAACTTGTACCAGGTTCGCTTGTATATATCTCAGTTACTACACCACCTTGAGCGATAAGGTTTACCTTCATTCCAGTGCCACTACCTACTTGACCTGTGCCAGCAGTTGTAGCTACATTTCTCATTGTAGTAGCTCCACTACCACCATCTACATTTACTGTAAAACTGAAACTGTGGTCATGTATTGTACATTCAACACCTGAAGTAGCATTCCATATTTTTATATTACCTGGAGAGCCTTTACTAATACGACCAATATACTGCTCGTCGCCATCCCTGTGAATGTAGAACCACTTAGCATTTTCTAAGGATGTAGTGGCTAATGTTTGAATAAACTTACTACCAGGCCTCTTAATCAATCCTAATGTAGGATCAGGGTAAGCATTTAAACATTCTCTTACTTGACCTGGTTTCTTTTTACTGTCTATCTGTTTTGAAACGCCACCTAAGTAAGTAGGTATTGTTTGTGTTACTGCTGCCATTATCTATAAAGTGCGTGATAAGGTTGATAGCTGTTATAATAATTCTGTCCTTTAGGATGTCCGAAGAATGTATAATCGCCCTGATTGGTTTCATATTCAAGAGCGTTGGCTCTTGACATCATCTCCTTCTGCTGTAATATTTGGTATATATTTGTATCTCCCACAATCCTGCTAGATACGACTGCAGCAGCTTTAGCGACTATATAATCTTGAATTGGGATAGGTAAATCAACCCAGTCAAAGTAGTATACAATGTCTAATAAAATCTCCTGCTCTGCTGTGGCAGTTAGCTCAAATGTATGATTATATTTATCATATAATTTAGATTGTGACTCTCCTGGTTTCTTCCTTCTAACTACATTTCTAGTAGAATTACTACTATTATGAGTTAAGTCAACTTGTAGATAATTATTTGGTATTGTAAATTCTTTGTTTGCATCTGTTTGTTTTGTTACACCAGACTCTGTGTTAAAAGTCCAGCCTTCTGCCTGTACTTCTCTCGACACTGTAAGTAGTGTGTTATATACGATCGCAACGTCCGGGTTGGTCTGATCGAGAGTGGTGACAGGAGCCTGACCAACTGACGCCAGGATCTCATTGATAGCAGGTAGTTCTTCTGTAGCGTTAGTGGTAGGAAAAGGCATAATGCATAAATAAAAAAAAAGGGAACCCGAAGGTTCCCCGTGTATAATGTAATTGCTAATTAAGAAATGTTAGCAGGATATGTAGAACCGAATGCAGAGGGTGCTGTACCAGTACCGGCAAACAATTCAACACAAGCAGCAGGATTCAGGAAGTCTGCACCCATAGCCAAACGGCCAAGGATTACATCACCCTGATAAACTACTGAGATATCTCCACTAGTTACTTGAACCTGTGGTCCAATTGCTTCAACACAACCAGCAGCTTCTTTCTGGAAGATCAAGCCGCAGGAGTTAGCGAAGTCAGAAGCTTGTCCATAGTTACCATTGATACCGTCAACTGAGTTACGAGCATCTTCGATATCTTCATCTACGAAAGAGCCAGTGTTACCTGGGTTTGCAGTGGCAGGATCTGTAGCAGCTGTTGGGTTAGAGGCAGGTGCATACTTAGTACCATACTTACTGAAGAATGGTACATTCATTGACTTGTAGATCTTAATGCCTGCAATTTCAATGATACCGTTTCCACCTTGCAGTGCGGTTCCTTGTACGTCACGGTTAATTAGACCGTTCTGACCTACATCTTGGATTAGTGCATAATATTGACGTGGGTTAAGTACGGCAACACGTCCTTCTTCTGATACTCCCTTCTCGTCAAGTGCAGCAGCTGCATCATAGAATGCAGTTACTAGGTTGCCAGGAACGAGAGCATCATCAGCATCATTACCTGCAGTACCAACTTGGATCTGTGTTCCACCTGGCTCTTCAAATGTTTTAGGTGTACCAGCTTTACCGACAGCGCTAGGTACTCGTGCGCCTTTAGCGATAGCACGGAAGATTAAGCGGTCATACTTCTGAGCTAGTGCATACCCGATCTTGCGGGAGATTTCCCCACGAAGATCATAGTGCGCTAGTGTCTCATCGAGATCGTATACGAACGCGCTGGAAATTAAGAGATCATCAATTGTGATCGTCTTCTCAGCTACCGGAGGAGCACCGTCATCGTTACCAAGAATGGATTGTCCTGGTACATGGTACTCAGCCGTGGTGCGGCCAGTGTAGATGAACTGCAAAGACTTGCCGTTCTTAAGTGTACGCTTCGTGACTAGATCACGAGCGATGGCATTCCGCTGGAAGCCTTTGAACATCTCGCCTGAAAACAGCTTGAGATATAGAGCCCTAGAATCATTAGCAGAGTTTAGTTGACCCGGCCTGGTTAGGTCGGCGGGCATGTCATTATTTTGATGTGCCATTTTAATTGAATAAATGTATTAGTTACTTTCTTACGCGTAATGTTTTGATCAATTTGTTTGTGGTCTTTCCCACCGTCTAGACGGCTAAGGGTATCCTCGTAAGGGCCAAAGCCAATGAAGGAGAGGTCCGACTCTGAGGTGCCTCTCCTCCTACTCATGATAGTACTTCTACTTCGTCAGGAGTTTTATCACTAGAAGATTGCTCTTCTTTATCTTCCTTCTTTTCTTCAGTTGAAGGAGTGAACCAGGTGATACTGGCTTTTGCTTTAGTACTTTGATGTGACATAATTACTTTCGTTTAGTGGACCAAGTCATTTCCATACCAAACCCTAACAGTAGGGCTAAGCATATCATGTACAGAAGGTCCATCTAGAAGGCCCACTTAAGACCAGCTTTGGTTCCGTAGTTGTTCTCATCAGCGTCAGTTGTAAGAAAACTGATTTCTCCATAAACGGACACAGCTTCAGTGGCCTGAAAGGAACCTCCGGCCTTACCAGAAAACTCGGTATCGGCATCCCCTCCATCGGGTGAGACGATGGCTGGGCCTGCTTGAAGATAGTAGCCGAGACGGTCTACATTGCCTTCATAACCAATATGAAGGTCTGTGACGGATCCACCGTAGTCTGAGCCTACCCAGCCGCTGTTGATTTCCGTGTTAACATATGGGCCAGCCATTGCAGGTGTCGCAGAGAGAGCGGACAGTGTGGCAAGTGCAATAAATGATTTCATTTTAGTTTGTTTGTATTGTTGTACGCTACTTTGTCTTCGTGTACTTGATGCCACGATAGCAATAAGTGACAGTCATAAGGTTCTCCTATGATGTGAGCCCCGTTCCCTGCTCACAAGTCATGCGTCAGAGCATAGCTCCGATGAACGGACGCTATCGTAGTAGTCATGTTTGTTGACATGTAGGCCTTGGATAAATACAGCTACGAGTAGCAACATAATTGTAATTATCCAAGGCTCTGTGAATCGTTTCACTTCTTAGGGGGTCTCCCCTTTTTAGTTCCGTAAGTTCCCTTTCCTTTGGGCATAAATTTTTACCATAAAATATCGTAAGCAAATCCATCAGTCATAGATACCATAAGCAATGTCTGCATGATGCCTATTAAAACTGATAGGAATCCAGCTAACATCAGACCTATACCTAATGCTCTGAGGTTATCCATGTTAGTAAGCTAATAAAGAAATATGTATACCCATACATGTGAACATAACCAGGTGTAGTAATCTTCCAATCATGATTAGAATTCAATGTTAGAACGTTCAAGTTTATCCATTACTTCTCTACGATAAGCAGGGTCTTTGTCATACTTAGGATCATTCATAGCTTCAACAAGTTGAGCATTACTTTTAAACTGATCACCTCTATTAGATGGGGCTTTACCTGTAAGCATCTGACCGTCGACACCAGCAGCTTCATCATAACGAGCCTTAAGAGCTTTTACTGCAAAGAAACAGGCGAGAGGTTCACCCCTCTCCATAACTGTATCATACATTTGTATCTCTTGATCTTGTAAAGCTTCCTTAGCCCAACCAATCATAGATCCGTAACCTTCCTCACCTCCAGCAATACCTTTCAAACCATCTGCTTGATCTTTACTGAGTTGTGCTGGTAGGTTTTCTTGAACTTCTGCACGATATTGGAGATGCATTTGAGCGAGATCCCTAGTAGTCATATTACTAAGTTCTTGTAGAGTCTCCTCTTTGTATGAATTAGTTGAAGCTTCTTCCCAAAGACGGTCAAGGAATTCAACATCAGTAGTTTCTTCTTTCTCTGCCTTTGGTTCAGGTATCTCTGCTACCTCATCAGTAGTAGATTCTGTATCTTCTGATTTAGATTCACCTAACTTACCTTGTAATTCGATGTAAGCTTTCTCTAATGCTTCTGCATCTTTATATTTACCAGCTAGCAGTCCTTCCTGCTCAGCTGCCATCTGTTCACCTACCGCCAGGGAGTCCTGTTCTTCTGCTGTCAGTACTTCAGCATCTGGAGTAGCGTCTACTGTTGTAATTGTTTCTGCCATAATTATTGTGGTGGTTGTTGTTGTTGTGCAGCTATCTCCATCTCAGCCTGCATCTGCTTCTGACCTATTGCTGCCATCTTGCTTTGCTGCTTCTGTCCTTCCATTTGAAGTGCTTGTTCTTGCTGCATCTGTTGTTGCTGCATAGCTTCTTCCTTAATTTCTTGCATACTTCTTACAAGATTAAGTACATCAATACCTGAAGCTGCTGCTAGACGTTTGATTACTTCATCTGGATTGATAAACTGTCCAATAGCTTCTGGTCCCATTGTTTGAGCAATGGTGGTAAGGAACATACCTAAGCTTTCTCTATCTTGGCCGCGACCAAGTGAATTAATACCAGCTACAATTGTTGGATGTACCATACCTGAAGGTAGGCGGGGAATCTTACCTGTCTTCTGAAATACACTAAGCTTACGGTCAAGGTAAGGTACTAAGAATTCAACAGTAAGTAGTGAGAATAGTCCACCTAGTGATTTCTCTAACTCCATCTGTGTGAGACGTACCTCTTCAGCTGTAGTTCGTTCAGATTGTCTAACAGTAAGGATAAGGAAAGCATCAGCTAACCGCCTTTCTAGTTGTTGGACCATACTATAAGCAGTAGAGAAGTCAGCGGTCTTACCAACTTGGACTACACCGATATCATCGGGTCTTCCCTGTACGATTGCACCGTTACCAGCCTTAGCTAATGTAGCAGGTTTGGTTGACGATGACGGGCTTACAGTAAACACCACCTTAGCGGCTGCTGCAGAGCCTTCTACTAGGGCTTGACTGAGTGCCTCTAGGGATTTAAGGTCTCCGATAAACTCTTCGACACGGCCCCTTCCATAGCCCTCTCCGTCGACTGTATTAAATCTCAGGGGAAGCCAAGGAGTAGCGCTAATAGGTGCCTTACCTTGTGACTTAGGGATGATCTTGTCATAAACTTCTTGGTGCCAAGAGACTTTCTTTCCATAAACTTTTACATGGGTGTAAACATCACAGTCAGTAGTATCATCATCACTATATTGGTTAAGTTCACCTTTGTTTAGATCGGGAACTAATTCCTCGATAATTTTTTTACTAATACTTTCCTTAGTAACTATTTCTATAACATTACCATTACCATCTCTATCGACAACGTAACGGTTTAATGGGTATAATTTTAAACCTTCACTGCCCATGTAGATTAGTGCATTCCCAGCTACAACTAGATGCTTTAATGCTTGATGTACGACAACACGATCATCAGAAGCAGCGATAGCTTCTAGTATTGTACGTTCAATTTTAGCAAAAGATAGGTCTAATTCAGATTTAAGTTCTGGACCTAATTCACCTAGCATTGTATCGTCAACTTGTAGCTTAAAGAAGCTAGTCTGTGGTGGTAGGAGTGCAAGCATTAACTTACTAGCTAATGTCACTACTCCTTTTGCACCTACTCCTTGCCAAGGTGTTACTAATTTCCTAGCACCTGTGGCATTTTCATCTTCATGTATTAGATAGGGGATAGTTAGTTTAGCAGCATCCTCTGCAATACGTAAGTATTGAGATCGATCACTTGAAAGTACATCGTATCTTGTTTTAGCAGTCATTATGTTGAAATTGGATTAATCTGCATTGCAGGGTTTACACGGTGCCTTCTATCTCTCCCCTTCTTATCTCTACCAAAAGCTTGCCGAGTACCACCTCTAGTATTATCATAGTTTTCAGGTTGAGGTGAAGCTAAACCTTTTGCTGTATAACCCGCGGTGATATCTGCCCCACCATATCTAGATCCTGGTGGCGGCGGTGCATCCATCGGTGCTGGAGGTGAGTAGCTATGATCTGGTCTTTCTTTTGGCTTCAGGAACTTAGCTAGGTACGCTGAAGCTTCCTCTCCGTATCCCATTATACCTAGAGGGAAGTAGGATGAAGTATGTCCAGCACCTGCAGTGAGTCCGCTAGCACCAGCAGCTATCAGCTCCTGCGGTGTACGTCCATCTCCAATTGCTCTCATTAAACCTTCCATACCAATAGCACCACTAGGGTTTTGGTAATTATGAAGCCAGTTACTTGGTTGACCTTTAGTTGATACTGCTGCTGCATAATGGGCACTCTGTGATGGAGGTAAGGCTCCTGGCCTCCATTTATCACCAACTGTTAAACCATGTTGGTTCTGGTTAAGTGCTACTGCAATCTGTTTTGGTGAATAGCCGGCTGCTTGGGCTCTTTCAGCTGCACCCTGACCAAACGTACCACCAGCACCTGCGAATCTATTTAAAAAACTTGGCATGAATCTCTCCTTTTAGTTTAGTGTTTTGTTATTTTAACGGTACCTTACCGTCAAATATCTCTTGAGCTTTCGGACCAATTGTCCAACCTTTCTTCTTAGCTTCTCGCTGAATACGCTTGAGGGATTTACCTTTCTCCCACTCAGCGACTACATATTTAGCACCAATACCTGTACGGTCACCATCTTCATTGGTTGGATGTGTAGGCCAGTTAGGATCTACTTCTTGTTTAAATCCTGGTTGTGTGCCTGCATGATATTGATAATGGAATGCCTGGCCTTCCATATCGCTTCCAGTTCTAGCTTTCAAAGCTTTCAATCTGCTTGTCATCTGAGCACCAGGCAGCGGCGCAGCTACACCTGGTATATCGAACGGTGTCTTGTAATCAGTCTTAAGTCTTTGGATTGGCTTCATTTCTGGCAGTGGATCTTCCCAAGGCTCTCGCCAGCCTTTATTATTAGCAGCCATTTTATACGTCTCAACTATATACCGAGTAGCTTCTTTTAAACTTCCATAATCTACATCATCTATATCTATAGATAAACCAGCAAAAGCCATCTGATATAAAGGATCGTTTTTGTAGTACTCGAAGTCTATATTCGCACCATCAGCAACAGAACCTTGATGAACTTCACCATCGTCCGTTTCACCTTCTTCTACTTCTGAGTCGGGGCCAATGACTACCCAGTTCCAAGTGTCCCAATCGAATCCATCCCAGTCAATTTCATCTTCACCAAACAGTTCTTGCAATCCATCAGGGTCATAACCGGAATTAAATACTGGGTTATAGTAGACTTTATTTGCTTCAGCGTATTCTTCAAGTTCTCTTTGCCTCGCCTCTTCCTCTCTCCGTCTTACGTGTGCAGCATAAGCTCTACCCATTACTTCTCGTCCTCCATTCGTTTAATTAACCATTGAATTACTGACTGTTGACCAGCGTTATACATTATTTGTGATACCGTATCCGTCGGGATAGGGTCACTGGGTGGGAAGACCTCCTGAAGTTCATCCAGGAGGTACGTATTAAATTGAGGACCGTAGATGGCCTCAAGCATATTGCGGGAGGTTGACATTACTATGTTCAAAGAAGGATGGCATTCTAGCACGCTGTGTTTCAGCTAGCTCTGGAGCCTTGCCTTCATACATTAAGCGATCACTGGAATCCAACCAGAATTTTTTGTCTAAATATCTATCATAGGTATTAACACCTAGAGGTTCCATAACCCAGTTAATGGTGGCCTTCCTAAGCTTATCCAAACTTGGACTAGGAGATAAACCCAACTCTCTACATACAAGACTGTTAGCAGCAACGTGTATCTGTTCATCTCTTGAAATATCTGCGGATACGGTCCTCAATCCAGCGTCACCGTTAAACCTAAAAAAAGGGAGTAGTACAAAGAAAACTGCACGCTCGGCAACAAGTGCTTTGAGGATCGTGTGATCAGGATGAGAAGTCCAAGCTTCTCTGAGCTTAATGGCTTCTGCTTCAGACTTAGGATCAGTACCGATAGCATTGGCGATGTAACCGAGAGCGAGGTCGTGGTTCTCCTCGTCCGTAACATTCGACTCAAGAAGTTCCCGCGAGTACGATGGAACCTCACGGTTAAGAGCTTCTCCAATGAAGTCACCAACCGGTAACTCCATATGACGTATTGCGAGTGCCCTATATATCGTCTCTTCACTTCCTTCTCTTAGTTTCCCTGCGGTGGTTTGTACGGGGGACCACTTCCGCTTTCGGTCCATTAGTTGTTGATAAGGATTCTTTCTCATTATTCTTGACAGTTGCAGTCCGGTTGTGTGTTCAAAATGTCTGCCAAGTAATCTTCAACTGAGGACTCATCCAGTGCCGCGTAGACATTGGTCTTGTTCTGCGTGTCTCCCATTACCTGTAGACTATAGTAAAGGGAGGTCTGGGGCGATGCCAGCCACTCCTCAACGAACGCATTGTCGTAGGCTACAACATCACTCCAAGAGTTGAAGCTGTATCCATGAAGAAGTCCCGTGTTATCCAGCATGATCATGATCTGATCTGCTACTTTTTTGTAGGCATCCCAGCCTACTTCAGACGCTATTTCAACATCACCGTAGTCATAAGGTTCGACACCAAATGTACCACTATCTCTGTCTACTTTTCGTCCGATTGGTGGGGCGATTTCTGGTGTTGCTGTGTAGCCGTCCACGTCAGTGCTTCGATAGCTACAACTAGCAGTTGGAGCGATAGCAAAAGCCCTATCCATGTTATGACTGCGGGCAACGTTAGCAGCCGCGTCAACACCCATTTTAAACTGAAGTGCGATGTTCTTTGCTTCTCCAAGTGAGGTGTCGATGGCGTCCATGTTGAGTTTTTCAAGGGCATAGCCGAACTCCTTATAAGTTACTGAGTACCTTCGTAAGAGGTTGGCGAGTCCAAGCATTCCCAATCCAACCTGTCTGTCTGTATCCGGGGGAAGATACTCTCCAGATTCTCCAACACCTGTTCTGCCATGGAGATCGCACAGTTCGGACATACCGCTATAGAAAGCCGTTGGGATTTCTCTGATGTCACAGGCACTGAGATTGACATGTTGGAGCAAACAGGTACCTCGTGAGGGCAGGTAAACCTCAAGGCACACATTCCCGTAGATTCTTTTTCCATTTTTATCATACTTTATTTTGTTGAGCCAGATGTCTCCACTCTTAATTCCGTATAGCAGAGATTCCCGTAGTGCGTCGCTTGTGTCGTCCCACATTTCGGTAGTGAGATTGACACATCGCTTGACCCATGGGAGTTCTCTCCTGTCGGTAGTAATAAACTCAAGTATATCAGGATGGTTGATATCCAAATGCAAGACGCAAGCGCCATTTTTGTAGACACCACCACGCCGAAGAGTTTCATTTAATGTTGAGTAGATTTTGCCGAATGATACAGGGCCAGAAGCCGTAAGACCTTTTCCGTTTTCACTTCCTTTGGGTCTGAGGTTTGATAGATGAACTGCAACTCCTGCTCCATATCGGAGAGCATGAGAGACGAATCTCCAGCTGTTTTCGATTGAGTCACGTCCTTCGTCCATAGAATCCTCTACGACATAGACCGTGCACGATACTGGTAATCGTCCCTCAGGATTGTCCATCCAATTTTGTACCCGACCTGTACGGGAGATTAGTTCATGTGTCATATCAAGTCTGTTAATGTTGGTGGTTTGTAGTTTGGTCCCTTAAGGACTTTGCCATCGTCTCGGTAGATGGGTTTGCCATCCTCTCCGAGCTTTGACATGTTCGATTGATGGACCCTATCCATAGCTGTGTCTAGATCCCATCCCATATTCTCTGCATACTGGTAACATACGTAGACCAGATCTGCTAATTCTTTCAATGTATCTGTTGTGAAGGCAGGATCATGTCGAAAAAGTAGACCTTCCGCCTCCAAGAACTCTTTGAACTCTTCCACTATTAGATTTTTCTGTGTTGATCTCTGGCAGACTGTCTTCGAGTTGGGTACACGATAGGCCTTCCGAAACTCCCGTGCTTGTTGCTGTAGTGTTGATGGTGTGTTCGAGTTCATTCTCTAGGTAGTGGATTGCTTTAATTAAGTCTTCTTTCTTACTGTCTTTATATCCTGCCCTGGCAATGTATTTAACTGCATTACCAAGGTGAAAGTTTAGATCGTTATCCCGAATAAAGTCCCAAACCTGGGCTTTACCTCTTTTGTAGTAGGCTGGTCCTTTTTCGTTTGTTGATCCTGTGGTGTTGCTGAGGTGGAAATAGTTGGCCATTTCTTTACTAGATTCATCATTGAGTTGGACAGAATAAAATTCTGATGTTTAAGTGCCATTATGACTGTCAATAGATCATTTCTCTCTACTTCATCTTGTGAAACAGAATCATAAAACTTCCTTAGTTCCAGATCTTGTTCCAGAGTCATCTCTGTTATCGGTTTTGGGAGTCCAGAGGATAGGTACTCGTCGCTTGTCATCATAATAATCTTTAGTAAGGATCTTTGCAAGGCGTGCATTCATCAATGCCATATCTTCATCAAGATCTTTAGCAGCGAACGCATCTTTAATTGTTTGCCAATTATAACCTGTCTTCTCAAACAACGCTACAGCACGTTTAATACCAATGCCAGGAACGCCGCTATAACCGTCGGTTGCGTCACCGGCAAGAGTCTGAATGTAATGCCAATTTCTACCATCAGTTTCGTTGATGAGTGTGTATTCTTTGAAGTCATAAAGTGGTCCTGGTATCTGTCTCATATCTTTATCTGGACTTACAATTACATTGCCAGGATATTTAGTAGCGTAGATGCCCATTGAATCATCAGCTTCTAGTTGAGGCATAATAATTACTTGGTAGTCATCGTGTAATGCTGATATGACTCTTTTGTAGCCACATGGCTTCTTTCTATTTCGATGCCCTTTATATTCGGGGAAAATTTTCTTCCTAAAATTATCAAAATGGGAGAAGAATAGTATGGCATCAGTAGCTTCACTGAATTCATCTCTAATCTTCATTATTTCATGTAGTACTGCCTTATAGGCTTCACTGAATCTACTGGTAACAAGGACTACATCTTCAGCCCAGTCTATCTCATCTTCTGCTGCTGCACAGCATTTGTAGACGATGAAGTCTGCGTCAATTAGTAGTTTCATTTTTTGTCATAATAGCTTTCAGTGCATTACTAATTTGTAGTAACTCTTCCCATGTAGCAGATCCTTTTATATTATTAGCTTTCCAAGAACAAACCAATAGATTATCTAGTGTATAACCTTTGCTAGAGTCTATTCTATCTAATGATTTAGCATCTGGAGCTCCTTGTCTGCCTTTCCTTCCATGTTTACCTGATTCAATATGCGTCCATCGGATAGGTATACCCATATATGGACATATATCTACATCTTTCGCTAATACATCTTCATAGGTTATAGTGAACTCTAAACCCTTTTCCGCAGCCCGTGTCGCAGCATCTCTCAACTGACTGAGACCAGGGTTCTCATTAAAATGTCTGCACTGCCTCTCAGCCATATGTTTTTTACAGTAGACTTGCATGCCTCCACCTGAACTTCCTCCGGGGCTGAAGTGATCATGAGGTAGCATTGCTTGGCAATCTGGGCACCACTTATGTGTTGGTGTATATTTATCAGTGTACTTCCGCCCATGTTCGTCCAGCTTTGGACTCTGCTGCAATGGGGATTCTGGTGTTGTAGAATTCTCCTGCTCTGGCGGCTGAGAATTCGAGGGTGAATTTAATGTCATTTACATACTTTGTTGTTGTTTGATATTGGAGTTCATCATGGATGAACGCTAGTTGAGTCGCCTCAAAATAAGGATGAGTGTGGATATAATCATTAGCGATGACCATCCATCTCTTAGCGATAACTCCGGCTGATGATTGAAGGCAGTAATTCAACGCTTTGTGTGATGAATCAACTTCAATTTTTCTTCCATCGATAGCCCGGATGAAACCCCGTTTTGACGCATCTTTGATAGCTTTAAGTAGTTTTGCAAGGCCTGGAATGGCGTCGATAAAAGCTCGACGAATCTCTTTACCTTTTGCTCTCGCCTGGTCCTCGGAAAGGCATTGTTCATATGATAGCCCAATTTTGATGTCTCCTGCTCCATATAGGAACGCGTATGTTACAGTTTTTACAAGCCTTCTAGATATTCCTATCTTGTCGGCGTTGACTTGATGGATGTCTCCGGTGAGTAGAATATTACTGTAGCGGCCTCCATCGTAAGGATGTATATAATGGGCGAGCATACGAAGCTCGATACCACTAAGGTCTGCACCCACCATGACTTTGTCAGGCGATGCAGTAAAGAGTTTCCTGAAGCGTTCATCTGATGGAACCTGGGATAAGTTTGGGTTTCTGTGTGCACATCTGTGCGTATTTGTTGCAACGGAGCAGTGATGATGTATCTTAGACTTCGTAACAAGCTTGAGCCATGCGTTGTTCCCTTCGGAAAGCATCCCTAGCTTCTTGGTCAAGTCCAAGCATTTGAAGAACATCATCGATATCTCCGTCCCAATCTCCTTTAAAATCACTTCGTCTATCACGGGTTTTCCGGTGGAGGTCATTAATGACGGTTTCCAGCCATAGTGTGTTGTCAGAATCCATGCGATGTGATCTCTTGATGTAGGGTTTAATTCTTTGAGTCTCGTAAAGGTAGCCCCTCGTATGTAGCCTTGTGTTCGGTTATCTCTTTTAGGAGTGAATTCCGTGCCTTGGATTTGAGGGTGCCTTTCTCGTAGTATTTTAACAGTTTCTTCATACTCTTTTTGGAGAGTCTGTGTAAGCTCCCATGCAGCTCTTTCATCAAATGTCCATCCATTTTCCTCCTGTGTTTGTAATATTTGTGCAACCTGATGTTCTAACGTGACCCAGTCAGGTATGGGTGGAAGTGGTCGCATAGTTTAGTTGTAACTTTTACGTCTTGGATACAATAGTCTTCCATCTCTTGACTCCATTCTTTCCAGTCAGTAGTCTTAGAGAATTCTCCTTTATACTCGCCAAGCCTGTATCCGTAGGCTTCGAGGGAGTGTCGTCCTTTCAAACGACTAGGCATGTCCTTAAACTTTGCTTTGTCTATATCTATAATTCTGTTATGATAGAGGCGAGAAAGAATAAGAGTATCAATAACAGTCCCAGTGTAATTGAAGAAGGGATAAAGCTTCCGAATAACTGGGATATCAAAACCAATGATATTATGCCCCACGATACTTTCAGCTTGTTCGAGGTACTGGACAGCCCGTACCACAGGCTCCGACATACCTTTACCAGGACATTCATCGTTATAACTGGTCGTCTGGTCAGTCTCAGTATCATAGATTGCAATGCAGTGGATCTTGGTAACATCATCTAATAGTCCGTCCGTTTCTAAGTCAAATACGAGTGTCAATTTCCTTTCCAAACATACGTCTTGTCTACGAATTGTGCTTTCTCAATCATCTCCTTTGTTGGTGGGTTTGGTTTGTTTAATTTATCTAAGTATGCATACCAAGGGTGTACATAATTAGAAGTCTGTAGCGGGGTTGAATTCTTCCTCAACTTCATGTTCAGTGAATCTGCAAGTGTTTAAGTCGTAAGTCAGTTCGCATGCTCTACCAGTTTCGCCGCTATAGCGATTCTTAAGGATTCGCACTGTAGTTGTATTGTCCTTAGCTGTGCGCTGTTGGTCACGTTCGAGTGCAATAACTGAGTCAGAGAGTTGTGCAATTGCTGCGCTTCCCCGTAGTTGCCCAAGAGTGACGCGGGCACCTTCCTCATGATTTCTGTCATTCTGTGTTCTTCGTAAGTGTGATACTAGAAACATAGCTATACCAGTACGTTCTACAAGAGAGCGTAACTTAGTCATAGTTGTATCAATCATCCTTCGTTCATCACCATCTAAACCAGACATAAGTATGGAGAGGTGATCAAGGAATATGATCTTAGTTTCTAGGCCAGTAGCAAGGTACTCAATTCGATTATAGATAATATCAGGATCAAAGCTGCCGAAACCATCAAATAGGTATAAATTCCATCTATCAATTGTTTCTTTGTAGGCAGATTCGAGTTCTGTTCGGTCATGTTCTCCTAAGTGTAATGATTTACCAAGGGCGGATGACATTAATCCGAGGGCTGTACGTCTATTACTTTCCTCAAGCGCCACGTAACCGACCCGTTCCCCGGCCTGGAGAAGGTGAGTACAAAGTTCTCTACAGAAGCTTGATTTTCCCGTTCCAGTACCTGCAGTAATCGAAATAAGCTCGCCAAGTCTGATCCCGTGCAGACGTAACTGTAATCCTGTGTAAGGGTACTCATAATCGCATGGTTTATTTGGTGTTGTTATTGCATCCAGCAGGGTCTTCGCATCGACAATACCATCTGGACGAAAGGGTTTAGCGTTCCATATGGCTTCCCGAATGAGTTCAGGTTTGCCAGCCTGTAACGCATCTGAAGGGTCCTTGAAGTTGTCCAGATGAGCGATCGAGACCTTGCCAGGTGGAAGGACGCTTGCCGCTGCCTTCGCAGCTTCACGGCCTGCCTCATCGCCGTCGAAGAAGAGGACAATCTCCTCGTAGCCTTGTAATAAGGGGATCTGGTGCTGAATATCCTTTTTTGCCCCTGCAGCACCGTGCGGTAAAGAGACCATGGGCCAGTTAGGCATCGCCTCATAACATGATGCTGCATCTAGCTCGCCTTCAGTAACAACAATCCGACGGCCACTATTAGGGAAAAGATGCTGGCCAAATAGAGTTTTAGTGGAAATTCCTTCATAGGTGAATACTTTCTTTTTTGATTTTACTTTCGCTCCCTGAAGTACTCCATCATCTGTGAAATAATGGAAGCGTAGGAGTTCTCCGTCTTTGTAGATTTTGTAGAACTCACAGGTTTTTTCGGAAATACCCCGTCGCTTAAGAGGGGTTGCATATCCTTGTAGGTAGACATCAGTTTTCATTTGATGAGTGTGGTTTTCTTTATCACCTCCGACATAATGGTGACATGCAAAGCAGTATGTATGGCCATCTGTATATACTGAATTAGCATCAGATGACCCACATTCTGGACATGGCTCATGTCTTATGAATTCAGATGAGCCATTCGAGTGGAATGTCATGGAAATGTGTCCATGGAATCTTGTGTTTATCGCACCATTGTGCATATGTAGTTTTAGATTTCTTACTTATCCTGTTATATGGTGCTTGGAAGACCATACGTAAGTCAAGATCAGGATTCTGTTTCTTGATTGTCTTGATCTTACGTCTGTCTTTAGCATCCCAGTACCCCTTACATTCTAATAAGACGTGCTTATTAGGTAGTATAAAGTCTGGGGTGTAATGGTGTTGGATCTGGTAAGCAATCTTAGTAGTTTCGTATTCATAATCAATACCTAAACTAGATAGTAGATCAGCTACTTGTTTCTCCAAGCCTGATCTGAACTTAGAAGTCTTCGTCGCAGGCTTTCTCAACAACTTCCTCCACTATTTCACTGAAGGCACGTCTGAACTCATACTTGAGATCTGACTTATCTGCTTTCATTCGAGTAACAGTAATAGGAGGTAGTTGGATAGTAGCTGTAGCTTCCCACAAACCTAACTCCTTGTTTCTAGAGCATGTAACTTCAACCATTAGAAATCATCTCCGTCATCATTAGTGTCAACAGGATCACCTGCTTTATAACCTTGAGTAGTACCGAATAGGTCAGCTACTTCAGTTTCATTTAGGTCAGCTCCACTAACACCAGCAGCGCTAGCTGTGGAGACAACCTGTACTCCTACTAATTTCAGTGATGTACCATAGGTAGTAGCATCCTTGAGAATGTAGGGTTTTTGGTAGAAGGCTAGCTTAACCTGACTACCTGAATAAAGAGGGATATCTAGATCAGTAATAGGTGTGCCTTCTGTATCGACAATAGGAGGTTTAGCTTCTGCTTTCCAGGAGAACTTAACCTTATACTTGCCTTCAGCTACTTCTTCCCAAGGCTCAGGCTTTAGCACTGAACGCTTAGGGTTCTTGAGTTTACCTTCAGCCCACTTAAGAGCTTCTACACGGTCCTCTTCAAGTGCATCACGCATATCACTATCTACAACAGCAGATAGAGAGTAGTTGTGAAACTTCTCAGAGGGTTTCATAATACATTGGAAGCCTTCTAGCGCGACAGGCTCATCAGTCTTGTGGATAGTACGGTTCATTAACAGAAAAAATAAGTTGAATCAATTACGGAAGACGGGTTTAAGTCTCCAATAATTGGGGGGTTTGTTTCAGCACCGATTTGTTTGGCAAAATCGGTAAGATAATCGTGCTCAGCAAAAAGGTACATGTAAGTCTCTCGGATGAGTTTGGATAGGATAGACATGTCTGTAGCACGAGACAGCACGCTATCATGAATAAGGGCGATAGGCGCATCGAATTTAATGATGGATAAGTGGAGTAGGCTAGCATCCAAACTATGAATTAGATTGGGTGCAGTAGCAGCTTTATGTCTACTAATATCTACTTCATCTGTATCATCAGTTGCAACACTAAGTTTACAACGACCTAGTAATTGTAGGTTGAGTATCTTTACATCTTTCTTCATTAAACGTTGATTGACTATGAATCCTGAAGGTGTAGACCATTCAAGTTCATCAACACCACGCTTAATGCATTTAGTCACTTCATCTTCAATCCATTTCATAACAGCCATAGGACCAGGAACAACTGTGTTCATAGCTCCCCTAACTGCCTTGACAATTAAAGATAAGTCATCCTTCTCTATCTCAACTCCCTTCTCCCTCAGTGCATCCCGTATATAGGATCTATTAGAGAAAGGTTTAGCGTTATAAGGTACTGTCATAACTGTACGCTTAACTACCTTCCTATCCATGAAGTATTGATACTCCTTAGGACAGTTAGGTTTAGCAGTAGCAGCTACAACAGCATAAGCATCTTGAGGTTCATCACTTGGTACTACATTCACTAACTTAGCAGTAGACTCATCTCTGGCTAATCCAGCCAGTATTTGTAAACCACTACAGGTAGCGTCTGTACTTATCATTAGTGATGTATAAGGTCTATCCTTAACTATTATACAGTGATAATACTCCTCACAAGCAGCTAAGAACTGCCAAGGCTCCTCTACATCCTCCCATTCAGTACGATTACCGATAGGATCTAATGCACAGGCACCGATGAGTGTGGAGTTATTCTTTACCCAATCAAGTCTCTCTTGCATAGTAGCCTTATCAAGACCATATGTAGTAGCTACTTGAAATGCTAACCAATCCTCAGAATCAGGTGTTAGATAAGCTGGTTCAGCAAATCGAATTAAACTTTTTCCAAAGTCTGTATCCTGAGGTGATAGGAAGGCAGGTATAGGATAGGCTCTACCTCGGTAATCGAATGACCAAGGGATATAGAATTGATCTACATCTTTGAACCTAACTGCTGCCTCCATTGTCATCCTAGTTCTACACGAGCGTTTAAACTCTTGTGCATTCCTATTCCTAACCTCAGCTGCAGCTCTACGGTAAGCCTTACGACTATCCTTGTTGTCTGCTATGTCTACAGGTTTAGGAGGTAATGGATGATCTATAATTGGAAGAAACTTACCAACTGCTATACCTCTCTTCTGCAATGTTTCAGCCACATCCAATATAAATGGATTGAGAGTGTAAGCAACCTTCTGTATATGATTGAGAAAAGTAAGTGGTGTTTCTCCCTGTATAGGTGTGTTATGTACTCTACGCACTAAATCGTGACCACACATAACCTCGTTCAGTAGATACCCGCCTGGTGTGTGATTAGTCCAATCGTTAGGTGGTATCAGCATAGGCCATGTCAAAGGACTGAATAACTCAGCATTAGCCATGACTTCATCCTTGATCTTAAGGAACTCAGGAGTAGGTACGACATAGTTAATTGTCTTCTTACCTATTCTCCGCTCTTCTTTCTCAAACCATCCACTTGTAGATAGTAAGCAATCAAGTAACCAACCTCCTAACTTAATTCTATTAGCAACTCCCCACGCAGTCCACTTCTTAACATCACAACGATTCATGAGTGTGGATATCACTGTGATCTTCTGATGTGTACCACATGCTTTATGCCAATAGTTCTTCTTTAATACATTAAGTAAACCAGGCGCATGTTCTTCATAATGTCTAATATGACATTCATCTTCAACTGCCTTACCTATACCTTCACATATCTTTGTAAGAGCGTTGCTGTTATCCTTATATCCGAATACCTTATCAAAGGTAATCTTACATGTAATAGCAGCAGCAGCATCAGCTTCTAACTGTGATACATAGTTCTTAATTAGTTTAAATTGATGACCTGTACCACGGCTTAACCTATCGTATGTAGTATACTCAATCTGTTCTATTACTTTAGGTAATAGCGTATCAATAGAGGCTATACCATACACAGACGCAGAGGAGTAATTACTCTCCTCAAGACGCCTTGTGTTATCTCGTAACCTCTTAAGGCCCTGCCTTATCTGATCACGTTCAAGTTGTACTTGTTCATCAATCTGTTGAGGTGTGGCCATTAGGTACGAGCAATTTGTTACGATCACACATGAGTTGAGCTTCAGCAAGTTGTAGTATCTCTTCCTTGTAAGGATGTTGATCTACGTCCTTGATTAATTGCTCTACTCGTCGGTTGAATGTAGTTTCATTCATATGTATCACCTTTGTACATTAGTTTTACTTCATCTTCATCAACAATAGTTATTTCAACTGTACTAGGATCACCCATTAGTTTATCGATCTTCTTTGTAGCTGCTGACCATCTCTTATAGCTGTACTCTTTCACTTTACCAGTGTCAGTACGTGTTCTAATGACGCAACAGTGAGTAGGTAAGATCTCCCAACCTAGAACTCTCCATTCCATGTACTCTTCATAACCAACATCAGGAAACATTTCAACAGGTGTGTCTCTATATTCCTTCCAGTTGTTAGCAAACAGTTTCTTCTTAGTCATTCAGTACTCCAACGTCTTGTAGTTCAGCACCTAGTTTCTTAGCTTGATCTTCTGCATCTTGTGCAGCTTGATGATGCTCATTAGCCATGACATAGAATTCATGACCATTAACTAGAGTAGCTTTGTAACGACGCATGAATGGTCCGTTTCCAGTTAGTGGCATTAATAATAACCTCAGTGAGTGTGTAGATACTTATTCTTGAAAGATTGGAGAGAAGCCTTACGTTGTTGTATTTTACGTGGAGACTTCTTACCTTTATCTTTACGCTGTTTAGATTGTCTAGGCGACATCTTGGACTGCGTAGACTGGTGCATAATCCCCTCCATGATGTTCAGCTGTTGTTGGACGTTCGATAACTTCCTCAGGATGACCCCATGCGTACTTAAGGTTATCAAGCACTGTAGTGAGTAACTTATACTTACGTTGAGCTGCTGTTAGATCTAAGCAGTTTTTAATAGTCTTGAGATAGTCAGGACCATGTACTTCTACAATGTAAGCATCAATTACATCAGCATACTCGTCATAAAGACGTGATGTACCATAATGGACTCGTGCCATAATAAATAAAGTAAGTGAATAGAAAGGGATATAATCCCTAAGCGAGTAAGCGGACTCGAACCGCTAACAATAGCTTGGAAGGCTACAGTTTTACCATTAAACTATACTCGCGGGAAAGCCCGAAGGCTTAAGCATCAGATTCCTCTTCATCAGAGTCATCATCAAACCAGTACCAATCATCTGGATATAGATTACCATAGTTAATATCACCATGGTATTCATCATCATGATTCATAGTAGTTTCTCAGGTAGAATGTACATCATCCAATAGATGAACATGATCACACAAAGGATGAATACTAAATCAATTGACATCATCAGTCTTAGCCTTTGTATCGTAGGATTTAGCAACAGCTTTGCCTACCTTATTGTAGACATTCACAAGTGTCTCAAGTCCTTGATCTATTGTAGGTTTGGATTTGTTATAAACCCAGGTCAAGTCCTTGATAAGTACTTGTATCTCATGGTTACTAATCTTAACTCTCTTCTTGATATCAACAATATACTCCTGAATAGGAATAACATTAATATCTTCAAGATCTGTAGTGATCAGATTAATAGTTTCATCAGATACTCTGAATGATTTGGTAGTGTTTGTCATAGGTGTTTAAAGCGCTTTAATTTAAGGGGTTATGAATCCCT